GTCAGTTGCTTGATGTGTGGCTCGTAATTATCACCGCACGACCAGTAAGGCACAACGTCCACAGGGACTCGGAAATAGGCGCAGTAAGCCCGTTGGTCAAAGTCGCCTGTCTTGGTGAGGTCGTACTCGAAGAGGTTCACGACATCTCCGTTCTTGATGTAGCCGTTCTTGGCTAAAGCGTACCATCCAGTCCAAGCAACGAGGTTACGGTGGCTCTCGATGTTGTCTGCTTCGTTCCTTGCAACGATATGGTCAAGGCCAGCCATGCCGTCGAAGTCCTTGAACCCAAGCATGACCCAAGTGTACGGGGCTAAGTCCTTGAACCTTCCCTCGGCTTCGCATTGCTTCACGATGTCCGTATCGTGGCAGAAGATGTAAGTTTTTGCCTTCATTTCTTGTAGAGGGTTAAAAGCATCCTGCCCCGTTGGTCCGTTGACCCCTTGGCTTCGTGTGGCTGCAGTTGGCTCGTAAGGTTGATCATCGTCAGCAGTTCGGCATCGTGGATGACCATCGTCCCACCGGGGTTGAGGGCTTTGTTGAACAAGGCAACCATTTCGGGAATCATGCCGTCCCCGTGGTCGGAATCGTGAAAGATGAAGTCAAAAGTCCTGACCTCTTGCAGGGCCATGTGGCTCGGTTGGTTGTTCCATTCGACTTTGAACTTGGACAGGAGTGCTTTGCGCTTATCCTCAACCGTTGTATCGGTATCGTAAACCACCACGTCAAGCCCGGCCAAGGCGATAGCGAGCGTCGAGTGTCCAAGGTAGGAACCGAGTTCTAAAGCGTGGCCTCCTTTGTGCTTCTTGGCTTCCTCATAGATTTCAATGATGTGGTCCACGGCCGTCGTGTAGATGTGCGAGTAGTCCAAGGCTTTGAGTTGGTCAATGTGTTTTTTCATGCTAAAAAGTTACAACGAATTTTTCAGGCGAAGGCCAGCCGGGGTTGGAGTCAAATACCTTGGTGTCGGGTTTCTTTCCTATCCAATGCTCGGCTTGGAATCGGTGGTCCCTTGCAGGTTCTCCAAGTTGCTTGATATGCTCGGACTTAGCCCACCAAAAGTTGCCCCCAAAGTACGGATAGCCTTCCGGGTTGTTGGCATCGGCCATGTGAGGGAACTGCTCCTTGGTAATCCAATGACATCCTACGGCATCGGCCTGCTCCAGCATTTGCAGGGAACGCTCCCAAGCGACCACGTTGAAGAACAGCATAGACCTGCCCCATAGTTGGGTGGTCAAGGATGGATTCGCGGCCCCCTTCGTGTGGGCGTATAGGTACACGGCTTCCTCTTCCTGCGAGGCCCGGTACATCTCGGTAAGGGTCGCCTGCTCCCAAGCGTTGGTCCGGGTTACCACGACCTTGACCTTATCAGCCACCATCGAGCCTTCCAGCACCTCCTTGACCGCTTTGCGTTGTTCGGGTGGACCGACGATGCCGACACGGATTTCATCCAAGATGTTGATGAGGCCGTAGTTGCACACGGCCATCATGTGCTGGTTGAGGATTAACTGCCAATTCCCTCCGCAATAGATGTGGTAGTAGTGGACGACTTTCATAAGGTCCAAAGGAGGGTTAGAAGCGTGATGATGAAGAAAACGGCTGCAAGCGTCTTCCCAATTTCGATTAGCAGGTCAAGGATGCGTTCGGTGTTCATATTGCGATACCAAGTAACCCACAAAGGAAAAGAGCCACCTTGTAGCCAATAATACAGGCAATAGCCGTAATGATAGTCGCACAGGTTAGCACAGTTGTAAGCATAACGAGGAACTCTATTGCTCGTTTGATATCTCGTAGGTTTTCGAGGATTACGTCTTTGATGTGCTTTAGGTTCATGGTTTTGAGGTTTAGTCCTGCAAAGTTACACCACAACATACTTCCCTGAGTTGCTAACCCTCAATTTGTTAAGGGCCACATACCGCATCGCATCGCAGGCGTGGTTGAAGGAATCAATCGGGACCCCCGTGTTCTTGCCTTCCTTATCCGTAGCCCAAGTATAGGACCGCAGTTCTTTGATGAGGTTGGTCGAGTCCTTGGTTACCTGCAATTTAAAGCGTTTCAAGATGTCTATCCCGTTCCGGACCGAATCGGGACCTTTCTCCGCTGGCTTGATGTTGAAGCCTAACCGATAGATTTCCTCGATGCTCTTGGGTTCTGCTGAATCGGCCACTATCTCCCAAGCCCTTGTGATGCCCAGCGACCGAAGTTTATCTGCGATGTCTTGGTTGGTCAGTCCCGTAGAGTAGAGAAGTTCTTGGATGAGCAGGCAGTCCCCTTGGCGGTAGATAGCGACCAATGCCGTAGGGTCGTTGCTGAACCCCCAGTCAAGCCCAAGGGCGACGAATTTGGCACGGCTTACATCTATCCCCTCCACCACCTCAAAGTCCTCGTAGATAGCACCCTGAAGCGTCCCGACCTGACCAAGGCCGTACACCTTCCACCAGTTCGCCCAATAGGCTGACGTTTCGGCTTTGGTGCGGTTTAGTTCGATGTCCCGCTTGATGGTATCAGGCAGAGCCTCGTTGTCCTGATAGGTCAGGATGAGCAGTTCGGAATCGTCCTCTCGCAGGACCTCGGTATGCGCCCAAAACTCATGCGTCGGGTTGAAGTCGATGTAGATGGCCTCGCTTGTACGGATGGCGAGTTGGTAGTAGGACTCGAAGTCGATGTTGTTGGCCTCGTTGATGTAAACGACCTGCCTCCTTGCACCTCGGAGCCTTGCCTCGGAATCAGCCGAAAAGAACTCGATGATTGAGCCGTTGGCGAAGTGATAGGTGAGCAGGGTCTTGTTCCATCGGTCTGCGACCCATCGGCCCGTCCATTGCATGACCTTGGCGAAGTCCTTGATTGCTCCCCTGCGTAGGTGGGGGATGGATTCGGAAACCACCGATATCTCGGTCTTGTTCTTTGCTGCGATGTCGATGAGGACCGCAAGGATGGCGAGCGTTTTTCCTACCCCCACCCGTTGCCGAGCGGGGGTTAACCTCCGGCAGATGTCCCGCCCTGAATAACCTTCTTCCGGGCTTGCATCCGCCTAATCTTTTTGATGGCCGTAGTTAATCTAAAGTCCATTTATTCGCTTAATCTTTTCAAGGTAAACCACCGCATCCATCAGTTCCTCCTGTAAATGCTGAATCCATTGCATAGGGGTCAGGTCGTTGCGGTCCATGGTCGTGCCGTACTTGGCTTCGCCCTGCTCGGCTCTTGTCCTGAATTGGTCAATGACTCCCTCAACGATAGAATCAGTCATTGTCGGGGAATAGGGGTTGCTCAATATGAACCGTGTTCTCTTGACGCTCCACGAGGTTGTTGAGGCGTTGAGTGATGGACGGGTTGTACTGACCAACCATGCCCCCCTCAATTTGGTCTTGACGGATGGTTCGCCTTATACGCGAGCAGATGGCTGAATACTCGGAGTAGTTGCCCCTTGTATTCCCAAAATAATCCCCTAAGTCCTGAACGATACCTGCATCCGCACACCAGTTCTCAAAGCCTTCCAAGGTCAGCGGACGCTCCAAGGGTTCGTATTGGGGAATAGCATCCTTGCCGGGGAATACCGTCTTGGTCCTTGGGTTTGCCTTGACCTGCGAGCGGTATGCCTCAAAGTACTCCCACATCTTTTCGGGGGTTTCAATGTACTTGCCGTTGCCCTTACTGGTTCCCATCAGTATTCGATTTTGTCGATTAGGTCGCTTATCTTGTTTACGATTTTCATTTTCACTTCGTACTGGTTCGGGGCATTGGAATCGTCCACCGCTCCGATGCAGTCGCAGAGGGTTGTGATAACCATCATGAGCGAGTCCATCCGAGCCTGCACTTGGGCCTCGTCATCCTTCGACTTCAAGTTCCCCAAGTTCTCGGAGTTTATTTCTTGACCATGATAAAGCAGACTTGCCACCCCAAAGGAGATATGAGATGTAACCGCAGTCGCTGGTGTCATCAGCGTTGTCGTAGTAGGTTTCGGCCCTTGACAGGTAGGAATGCATCCGCTTGATGGTTTCAAGGGAAATTGCTTCCCCGTTGGCTAACTGCTGCGCCCTGACCTTGCCTGTTTGCGTCGCACACTTGTTCCCGTTCCGCTCGTTCAGTTCAATCCCTCGCTTGGCATTAGCCCGAATCTCTTGGCCGTAATCGGAGTAAGACTCGAACTGCTGCCTCTTGTGATTCTCCCACGTTGAGCCACAAACCGCAAGCCGTTGAGCCGTATCGGGGAACTCCGTGTTGGCTTGGTTATTGCTCATGCAGCGACCGATGAAACCTTCTTTGCTTTCGTTATTGTTCGGAATTGGCAGGGGCATTCAGGGGGTGGGTTATGGTGTTTTGGTTGGCTTCGGCAAACAAGTCCGCTTGAAGGTAAATGTATTGAAGGGCCGATTTTACGCAGTCAGCGCACCACCAATTCGTAGGCGGTCGTCCGTGAGCGGTCAGGATAGCCTGCAGTTCCCCAACCGCATCGGGTGGCAGTCGCATGGTCAGCGATGCCACATATTGGTCCCAATACTTCCTGTGCTTTTGGGCCACGATGAACTGCTCGTTGGTCATTTGAAGGTCCATTCCCGGATGATTATTGCGGTGGCGGATGATGCAAGCCCAAGGATTGGGGCCAAGTACCATTGGCAGGTCGGCAGGGTCAGGGCAACACCCATCCAAAACCCGAAGCAGGTCATGCAGGAAAACGGCTTCCGCTTGGCGAAGGGCAAAGCGTAGAACCATCCCGGCAGGACCCGGAACTCCACGACCGCAAGGGTCGCCAAGGCACTAATCAGGATGGGATAGACCAGTATATCCATTGGCTTCGATTGCGGTTTTGATTTTGGCCTTGGCCTGTTCGATTGAGTAGATTATCGACCTGTACGGGATGCCTGTTTCTCTTGACATGGCCTTCATGTTGCCTGTCTGCATCAGCAGGTTCAGCAGTTCTTTGTCGTACGGGAACGCTCCGTCCTTGGCCCAAGAGTCCATTTCTTGCTGGGCAATAGCCCAAAGGTCATCAAGCAGGGAGTCGT